GTACAATTTTAAGAATAGTATCACGACTAAAAGCCACATAGTAGTCGCCATAAGTAACGTCAGAACGAAAAATTGGCGTGTCAGCCAACATAATAGCGCCCGAAATAATGCGACGGTCTTCATTAACAATTTCAAATTTCTGTGTTTTATTAAATGCATTCCAATTCTTTTGAATTGCCGGACGGTCAACCAATGCAATGAAGTCAACCTGTGAATCGTCTTCAATGTCGTCTGTTATGTCCAACATATAAATTGGTAAATCTGTATTCATACCCATAAATAGTTTATTTTATTTAATTTATCGTTTATTCAAATCTTGCTTGGTTCTCAATTTGCTGAACTCGTCTTTGTGAACCTGAAATATCGCTTTCAACAACGTATGCACGAATTGCATTATTGCCACCACCGCCACCATTTCCGCCACCACCACCGCCACCACCTAAACTTGGTGCAGCACCGCCACCACCGCCAAGACTTGGCATTGCGCCACCGGTTGAAGGTGCGCCCGGACTTGGTATGTCAACAAATCCCGGTTCAGAACTTCCCGCAGGTACGTTTGGCGTTTTAACGGCTAAGATTGCTTTTACATTCTTTAAACCTGCAACGATTGCCGCAGCCGCAGCAACCGCACCTAAAACCGGACCGACAACAGGAATTCCCGCTAACGACTTAAATGCCGCCGTTGCTGACATATAAGTATCAATAGTCACCGCAGCAATTGCCGCAGCCTTACCGGCAACTGTATGTTCACCAATAGCCTTTGCAGCGTTCTTTAATGTAGAACTAATTTTTTGTGCATTTTCTGCACGCATAGAAGCTTCTTTTTTACCAATTTCAATTCTTGTATCAGATAATTCTTTTTCAGTTTTAGTATATTCAATACTGTCAATTTTACCTTCTGCAAATAATTTTTTATTTAATGCTAACGCTTCGTCAACCCCTTGTTTTCTTGCTTTAAAAGATAAATTTTCATTGTTTATAACAGAATTTAAACGTTCTTTTTCTTTGTCGTCAGCTTCCTTTTCATATTTAGCATCTATTTCGCCAAGTTCTGCACCGTGTTTTTCTTTTAATGCAGCAATAAGAACTTTTTTCTGAATTTCTGTATAATCTGCATTTTCTAAAATCTTTTTTGTGTCAGCAATCAAAGCTTCTTCTAATGCAGCAACTTCTTTTTCCTTACCTTCTTTGAATTTAGCAATACGTGCTTCTGATAATGTCGTTTGCAATTCTTCTTCAAACTTTTTATCATTTTCAGCGCGCTTTTCTTTTACCTTGTCGTCAATTTCTTTTACTTCTAATTGGTAAGCTTGTTCAGTTATTTTTTTAAGTTCGTTCTTTGTTTTTATGTCAACTTTTAAAGCGTCAATTTCAGCAATACGTGCATTGTAATTTATTTCAGCTTGCTTCTTTGCTTTGTCGTCTTCAGAAGTAATTTCAGCCAATGCCTTTTCGTTCTGTAAATCAATAAGCATTTTATCAGCCGTCTTTTTATCTTCAATGGCTTGCTTATTTGCTTCGTCACGTTTCTTTTTAGCTTCTTCACCTGCTTTTGCATTTGCGTCAGCCGTCTTTTTATTATATTCAGCCGTTAAAACTAATTGCTCGGTTTTTAAATCGCGCATCTTTTTTTGGTCTTCGTCTGAAAATTCTTTTTTAAGCTTGTTTGCGTTTCTTATATCATTTAATTCATTTTCAACTCTTTTTTTACTTAGTTCGTATATTTCCTTTTCAGAACCGCCTTGCGCCTTTAATATTTTAATACGGTTTTCAATATCTTCATTTGCTCTTGCATTTGCCGCAGATAGTTTTATTAAATTACGTTCTGCTTCGCTTGTAATTCCAACAAAGTCTGTAAATTGCGTTACTAAATCACCTACACCTTTTGCAAAACCGCCCAAAGGGCTTTTCTTTATCCAATCTGAAATTGCATCAAAGTTATTTATTACCAAACCCAAAGCGACAACCAAAGCACCAATTCCTGTGGCAATAATTGCACCTTTTAAAACTTTAAACCCTTGACTTGTTTCAACTGTCGCTATGCCAAATGCCTTTTGTACAAATGCAGCCGTTTTTGTTGCCGCAGTATTTAATTCTTGAAATACTGTTGTACTTTTAATTACTGCGCCTAATTGTCTAAATGAATCCACGCTTTCACCGACTGCCTGTAAACCTTGCGACAATGCCATTGCAGCATTTACCTTTAATAAAGCTTTTTCAACGTCTTTATTCTCATTTCCAAATAATGCCATTGCACCCTGAAGCGCACTAAATCCGCCGGCAACACCTGCCAAAGAAGAAGCAACCGCTTTAAACTTTGCGTCAGGGTTAAACGCGTCTGTTAATGCTTTTGCGTCACCAATACGGTCTTTTAATTCAGCGGCTTTTTTGGCTGCGTTAACTGCTTCTTTTGAAGTTGCACCAAACTTGTCAGCCATTAAGCCAACCTGTGCCTGCGCTTCCTTCATTTGGGTTCTTAAACTTTTAACCGAATTGTCAGTTTCGGTAAATGCTTTGTCTAATTTTTGTACGTCTTCTGTTGCCTTTGCGGTATCTGAAGTTACCTTAAAACCAATTACTTCTTCTGTTGCCATTAATTCGTTTTTATTACTTTAAGTAAACTAATTTGTGTTGTTCTATATGCCAAAGGGTCGTAAGATTCAACTTTATTAAGTCTAAACAATACGCCATTTATCCAAATGTATTTGCTGAAATCTAAATTATATATGTCAAGCGTATTTAAGTAAGCACGACACGTCAAAAGTTTTGATTCCATATCCGTAATTTCTAAAATGTACGGCAAATGATATGTATTAAAAAGATTATTTGTTGGGTAAGTTGACGCAGGAAATTGTAATTCCTTTGGTGCGCCAAAATTTAAGTCAACAGTCGGGTTGGTTGGGTCGTCTATATGTCCCGCATATCCGTAAACGTTTAAATTAGCTAAATTTGAACCGCCGCCCGTTTCCCCTGACTTTATATGCCAAGTGTGGTCAATAGTCAATTTTTTAGCCATTAAAATACGAATAACAGAATCCATTGAATCTTCCTGCGAATTATTATTTGACAATTTAAAAATTGTTGTATAATATTTATCAACGTGTGCGTGATTCTGTGGTTGAAATAATACAGAAGGCGCAAATATAATTTGTGTTGAAGCCGTATCTTTTACAAAGTCAAATTCGGAATCATAAATAAAGTCGCCGTATGATTGACCGTACTTTTTCAAATAGTTGTCGTTGTAGTAATCCGAATCGGGCGTATATTTATAGGAATAATAACGCGCATTCAATTGTGACATTGGTTTAATTGATAATGTTGAAGCCATATCAATTTTCTGTGACCAATCCAAAGAATTAGTCACGGAATCAGAATAAAAATCAATATACGGTGCAATATTTATTTGTTTGTCGTTTATGTTATCTTGATAAACGTACATATTAAACATTTTAACAATACTTAAAAAGAAATCCTTTTGGAATATTCCTTTTGGTAAATTGTTATTTATTGAAACAGTACCATTATAAGCAACAGTTGCTAATTGCGCAGCTAATTGACTAAAATTAAAATTTGCGCTTGTTATTGTTACAATATAAGTATTTGCAGTAACGGGAACGCTTATATTTATATAAACTGTATTTGTATTATCAATATTTCCTGTCCAATCAAAACTGAATGAATAAGGGTTATTTGCTGAAAAAGTTGGTTGCGTTAAAGTCTGAACTGCAACACCTGCAACGTATAAAGTAGCGGTTATTGAAGAAGCGGCGTCTGTTTGATATACTCCATTTATTGAAGCCACTGCGCGCACAGTCTTTGTACCGTCAGTATAAGTAAATACACTCTTGCTTCCATTTTCCGTAAAATTAAGTAAAGTCGTATTATCAAAAGGTAAATCAATGTTTCTTGCGGTTGGTGTGTTACTGTTTAAAATTGTTTTAGTTGCTGCAATAGTTGCAAGTATGAATTGGTCGTTTGTACCCTGAATTCCCTGACTATTGTTTGGGATAATAAGTTTCTTAAAAAAGTCTGTATTGAAAAAGTCGCAATTCAAAGTATAAGTTGTGCCTTCAAATATTTTTTCAATATATTCTTTTACATACAAAGCCGGTCGGAACGTATAAACGCTGAAATCGTCTTTATTATTTGAAACGTCGCCGTAATCAATCAATGGATAATAATAACCTGAACCGTTAATTGTGTTCCAACTGTTTGTTATACTTGTCACATTCCAAGTATGGTTGTATTCGCTAAAATCCAAGTCTTCCAAACGCTTATTTCCTAACTCCGTAATAAAGCCGCCTAATTCACCAAATACGGCGCATTGATATTCTGTTGTGCCATTATTTGATACTATTTCAAGTATGCGAATAACGCCTTTAAATATCTGTATTTTATCAATAAATACTTCGCATTTAGCAGATTGCGCAGGTGTAAAGTTTGCATTTACGTTAGGCAATTCCGCATTATATTCTGTTGAAGTTCCTAAATCAAAAGCAAACCCTAATATTTTATTGTTTCTTGACGTTGCAGGAATTGCAATTGTACGGCTAAAAGAAGTATTACGACTACCGAAGTCGTTTACGTCGTCAATAGAATATGTAAAGTTTGTCCCAATATCTTGCAACAAATCAATCAATTGATTTTCAATATAAATTTCGGTTCTAATCATTATCTGTATTGACTGTTTAAATATTTACCAACTTCAACTTCTAAATCAAAATTAAATAATTGGTCAGCAACCTTGTATTTGTATTGATAGTTTGTGTTGTTAATTGTTACAGGGAAAAATGCGCCCTGTACTTCCATATAAATAATTGGTGACGCAACTAATTGAGCAAGCCAAGCATAATCTTGGTCATTAACCCAATCTGAAGTCAACATATAAAAGTCAGTATGCTGAATTGCGAAGTTGTACGTAGTTTCATTGTATTTGTTGTACGTATCAATATTTGTCATTTGACTACCTGATAATTGATAAGGATTGCGTCGGTATGAAGACCGTTCAAATTGGCTTCTTCTTTTGTTAACCAATCTGAATGCCATTGTATCATATCCACCAAGTCTATTGAGAAAATGAAGGTTATACTGTCTGTACTTTGGGTTACATACTTGCCTGAATCGTAAAACCCTTGTAACGGCTGCGCCAAGCGTAATATAAACATTGTATCCGTATGTGTTTTCTGTGATTATTGTTGAACCCGCCCAAGCATTGATTGCCGCAGCTTGGAAATTAAATAAGTTAAATTGTCCGGTCATTGTAATTCCGCCGCTTACCGCAGTTCCAAAAGTTCCGTCTTCATTTGTCGGCTGAACCCAAAGTTTATATGTCCCGCCTGTAATCTTTAAGAATGTAATAAAAAATTGGTCGCCGTATTCAATAGGTATATCCCCATTGTCGCGGTCACTTAACCAATCGTCCGTGTAATTTTCAATCAATAAATTGTCATAATAGCTTGACAATACCAAAGGTACTTCGCCATTTTCTGTGAATATATCCCCGAATAATGGCGCATAATAGTTGTATGCTGAATAAGAACCTGAAGCCAAGTTTGCAACAACTGCACCGCTTACTTCTTCGCCTATGCGCACTTGATAGTCAACTTTTATTTTGTCATTTGAAGCCATTAAAACCGTTGTACCTGAAGGTTCAAAGTAATTGGTTACGTATGCGCGCACCATTGGTGACGCGTTAAATACGCCGTAACTACCTTCGCCACTTGGTGCAGGGAATACTTTGTTTCTGCTTACCTGTGCGCCGTCAATATATACGTCGTACACAAATTTAAAGTTTGTCACCCCAACATTTGTTGAAGAAGCTACAAACCAAAGGTCTTCGTGCATACTTGGATATGTAGCCGGTTGACTATTTACTGTTATTGCCATTGCTTGATTCTATTTTATTTCCTATTTGTCTAATTTGAAGCTGAACGTCACCGCCAAAGGCAACTGCCATTGTTTCAAAGAATTCTTTATTAAATACCGTTTTAATTGCTTTGTCAAAATACGAAGTTGTACGTAAACCGTCCCTTTTAATTGCCGCAGCCGTAGCGTATGCCAATGTTTTTAATGAAGGTGCTTTATTTACTGCATTTTTAAGCTTTTTACTTTTCCTTTGTGTCTTGCTTAACTTCTTTGTCTGTGTTTCATTTGTCGTTTTTGCTTTGCCTAATCTGTACCATTGCAAAATTGACGTTGCCATTTTCTTATTTGGGTAAGGTGTTTTATATTGATACGGGGAATCTGAAGCAACCTTTTTAGGTCTTGCATTTTCACCGCCAACACCACGAACGCCCTTGTTTATAAACTTATAATAAACTGAAGCAGGATTGTCTTTGTCATATCCCAACCACATTTCATAATTGTTGCCAAACTTGTTGACCTTTGGTACAACCAAATCCCCAATCTTACCTGAAGCAATTGAACCGCTTTTGCTCAAATTCTTTTGTACTTCGTCGTTGAACTGTTTACCGTAAAACATTAGCATTTGTTCAGCCACAGGAAATTCGGTCGGGTCAATAAGGTTGTATTGGTCGCCGATTGTTTTTAAAAACCCTTCCTTTAATGCTTTCGCCTGTGCTTTGGCTTCACTCATACAAATAAATAGCTATTTCAACTCTAAATACCGCCAATAGAAAAACCCCGCTAAAAAACGGGGTCTTCTTCATTTACTCATAACATAAAACCAACTATCTATTACGCTTTGCTTCTTCTCTATCGTATGCGTTTTTTGACTTTAAATACGCCATTGTATTCAAAAACTCCAAAGTCTTCATTTCAAAAGCTTCTGAATTTCTGATATTTTCGTGTTCGGCAACAAGCTTGGCGGTATAATGCCACCCGTAGATTCGCATAAAAGCAACACCACCGAATCCGCTTGCGTCGCCGTCATTCCCGCTTTCATCATTTCCGCTTTCATATAGTCCCGCGAAACTTCTATCCAATTTCTGTAAACTTGATAAAAAAAAACCAACGAATGATAAACGTGTATAAAGTTAGCTTCTTGCATATCCGCAGCATAGTCTTCGTGCTTGCTTGCGTCGTATTTGTCGTCAACCCATTTGCCAAACCAAGTCTTCTTTTGCGGTATAACCATTGACGCAGCTATTTTGTGCAGGTTTCCCAATGTGTCTTTGCTGAATACCTTGCTTTCAATGTAACGTGCCGCCGGCATATTCTTAATATCGTAATTCATTCGGTAACGTCTGCCATTGACAACAATAAAGTCAACCGGTTTACCTTCAATTGGTTCGTCTAAAAATGCCAAGTCTTGGCGCATTTCTTTTAATGTTTCAATGCTTAAACTGTCAATCTGATATTCAGTCAGTCCGCTAATTACCGCCAATTGTTTTACTTCTTTGTCTAATTCTGTCCAATCCTTTTCAGGGTTGGTAATTATAGGCATTAATTGTTGGTACTGCCAAAGGGTTAAATTATTCCATTTCATAGCACGAAGTTAGTAAAAGATTATCAATATCGTCGTCAGTTTCGCACATTTCGTCAATTTTATTTAAAACGTCTGCGCAGCTAAACGGCTGACCTGTTTTGCATTGTTGCTCAACCCATTCGCGAAGTTCAATTAATTCTTTCATATTATATAAATTTATTAAGTCCGTTAGCGCTTGACATTATTGCTTCTGCGCGTTGCGTTAAGCTTTCAATTTGGTTCTTTATTTCTTCTTTGTCATTGCTGCAATAGTAACCGTTTGACGTCGCTATTAACGGCAATATGCCTTCTGCCCTTATAAAGTTAACTATTTTTCGCAACCTGACTTCAGAAAAGTTTATTTTTAAACCTAAGCTTTCGCGTTTGTCATTAATTGCCTGTACTATTTCAGGCGCTTTAATTGGCGTTTCTTTTGTCTTGGTGCTAAATCCTTTTATCAGAATTGGCACTAACTTCTTTTCTTCGTCGGTCATTTCCCTTGTAAGGTATTCAAAATTTGTTATCATAAAGTATTATTGGTTAATGTCTGACAATGCTAATATACGCATTTTTAATTGTTTAACTTCCAATTCTTTAATTCCTAAACTTATTTCAAGTTGTTTAATCTTTTCAATTAAACCTTCAATTTCCAATTCCATTAAAGTCGTTTGTTTTAGTTCGTAGTAATTAGGCATTTTGGTCAATTTTAGTTTGGTCAATTTGGTTTTCTGTCTGTTCGTCCTGTGCAACTTCTTCTTCGTCGTCGTCGTCTTCAAAGTCGCAATGCTCTAAGCAATCCGGACAAATCCCAATTTCATCAAAGTTTGTATGTGCGCCGCAGCAAGTTGAATATGGCATATTATAGGTTTTCAATTAAAGCGGTTAACAATAAAGCGCCGGCAATAATAGCAAAGAACCAACCCATACCCAAAGAATCTTTGGCGTATTGCTTTTGACGGGCAGCTAATAATTCTAAATGTTTTTCCTGTGGTGTTTTTAATTTGTTTGGCATAGTTGTAAGTTTTAAAATGTGCGTTGGACAGTCGCACCCCTGCGGGGGATAGGTTATAAAAAGTTATATTCACCATTCCAACGTGGTGAAGAAGGGTCTGAATCATTATAATAAGCTGCGTCCATAGCTTTTTCAGCTTCAAACATATTATCATAAGCTACTGCACCTGATTTTGAATAGCCATTCCAACCTTTTAATTTATTGGCATATTGGCTAACCATTTTTTGTGCTTGTTGCATTTCAGTTAAAACCACAGGCATTTTAAACCAATCCTGTTTTAATAACCAATTTTGATAAGAAACGGGTGTGCTTAAAAATTGCAACCCTTTGTACTTTCCGAATTTTAATGTGAAGTTTTGCATAACGTTGGTTTTATTGTTTACACAAATATATAACAGGTTATATACACATTCCAAACATTTGGCAAAGTATTTTCTAAAATTGTGATGAACGGTAAATAATAAGGATAAACGGTTTATCAATCATAAATGAGCCGATTATGAATCATTTGCGGCTCAAAGTTGTCTAATAAAGCAACTTTTGTGATTGATTAAGCAAAGGCGTAACGACCATTGCCACGTTTAACTGCGTGATTTTGCCAAGCCAAAGCCAATGCAACAACGCAATCGTCGTGGAATCCGGACGGCGCTGAATACCTTACACCGTTTGCGGTGAACTGATATTCAAACACGTCTAATTCGTCCACAATAACCCCTTCAGGAAATCCGATTTTAGCCTGTTGAATGGCTGAAGCTAAACCTTCCATTAATTGTTGTTTGCTTTGACTTGTAAACTTTAAACCTTCAATGTTTACACCTTCGCGCAATAAGTCTTCAAGTATCGGGTCGCCAACACCCGTTGAATCCACGATTATAGGCGCAGGCGGCAATCTTTTTATGGTTTCCTTAGTGTTATGCCAATCCAATTGGAAGCGGTCAAAATAAGCCACGTTTCCGCTTTTATCTAAACCAATGATAACAGTAAAGTCAACAGACTTTGCAAGGTCAATCCCGTAACAAACAATTGTCTGTGCTGATAATGGTTTTATGCAACGTCTAATAAATGCGTTCCCAAAAGGGTTGGCGCTATTTTCTGCGGGGTCTGCTAAGTATTCCTGATTAAAAACGACTTCAGGTAATTGTATTCGGGCGTCGTCTATTTCACGGGGGTTTATATGCGGGTTGTCATAGGTGCTAAATTTAAAACTTTGCCAATCGTTTTCGCCCTGCTTCATAAACAGGGAATAAAAAAAGTTCTTACCGCGTGGTGTTGAAAGGAAAACCGCACGCCCTTCGTAATCGGTCAGGGTTGGGCGTATGCTATTTGACCAACCGTCTTCAAGGTCTGAAATAAAAGCTGCTTCGTCAATAATAACCAAATGGAATTTACGACCGCGCAAGTTGTCCAACCTTTCACCTGTAAAGAATTCAATTGAACCTTCGTTGGGACAATAGATTTTAAGCTTTGAAATATTGTTTTTAAATGGCAATGTCTTTGTCAAGCGTTCAAAGAATACCTGTGCCAATCCGTATGTCGGTGTAACGTATGCAACTGACCCGCCTTTTAAAGCTTCTGTGATTCCAAGTATTTGTGAAAGTTCTGACTTACCAAAACGACGTCCGCACATAACGACAATAAAACGTTTATTGGAATCCAATATTTGCCTTTGGTTAATATGTGGTGTTGGTAACTCAATGCGCATAATGTAAAGATACGCCGTTTATATTACAAAATTGTTTTGCCGTCAACAAATACAACTTCAATTCGTGAATCCTGTTGAACGTCAACCTGTTCTTTTGGTTTACCGTAAACACGGGACAAAAGCGTGTCCATTGAATAAAGACTGCCATTATTCATTGACTTAGTGATTGCCTTTGCAACAGTCATTTCAAGCACAGTTGCGTCCGGGTTCTTTGTGACCGCTTCCAATTCCTTTGGGGTCATTGACATTAACGCCTGAATTGAATCGTTTATTTCGTTTAATTTGTAGCCTTGTTCTTTTAATAGACTAACGTATTTTCTTGGTCGCCCTTCTAAGTTGCGTCTTGAATCTTCGCCCGCTTTGAATGGTTTTAAACCCGATATATTTTTTGCCATAATTACACAGTTTGAACACAGTTTTACCTTCCCTGACCTTTGTACGCCTTTGGTCGTGGATTGTGTTTGTTAAAGCTTTTTTTCGCGTGTCCGCACTTTCTTTTACCGAATGATACTTTGCGACTGTCTTGTTTAACCTTTGCCATTTAATAATTTATTGTGAATGTCCTTTAAATATTGATAATGTGTCTTTGTGTCGCCCATAACAACGTGACAGTACCGGCATAAAGCTTGTAAATTGTCAATCGTATCTTGTTTTTTCGTTCCCCCTATTCCCCGTGCGTCTATGTGGTGAATGTCAACTGCTTTTTGTCCGCATACTTCGCAGGGAATAAAGTCTTCTAAACCGTAGCCAAAATAATCAAGATAAATTTTAGTGTGTTTCTTCATCTATTTGTTTGAGTTTCTTTTGCGCCCATTCAACACCTTCGTCGCCACCCCAAGCCAACCACATTAAAGCGCCACAATCTGTTTTTGGGTCACCCTTTGAATTTTCCCTGTGCCTTTCAAAAGACGACATTCTTGCAATTGTGTCCCTTGTAATGTTATCGCCTTTTGCTAATTGGTTAGCGCGCGCCCAACCAACAGGCGTTCCGCAATTACGGTCGTATTGGTTTCGTATGTTTATTGCTCTTTGTGCGTTTACCCTTGCTGCCTGTGGATAGTCGTTATAACTGTCAACCATTGAAACACGTATTGCCGCCCATACGCTTTGCGCTTTTTCTTCTGTTTGGTATATACAAGAACCGTTGCCAATTCTATATTTCCCGTTTGAACATTTAATTACCGGCATTGCCTATTAGTTTTTTATAAATAGCGAATCGGTGTTTATTTACTTCGTGTAAATTGAAGTTCTTATTGCAATAGTCGTATAAAGCGTTTCCGTAGCTTTTACGGGCGTCAGGGTCTTTGGTTAATAGTTTTATCCAATAGTACCAATCCTTTTGGCTATTGACGTGACAGGCGGGATAAAATCCTTTGTACGGGTGTACGTTACTGACAATGGCGGGGTTTTTCTTTGCTGCGGTTTCAAGTACCTTTAAATTAGACTTCATTGAATTAAACTTTGAATCAATTAATGGTATTAATGAAATATCTGAATCCGCATAGGCTGCCATATATTCGGTAACCTGATTAAAATTGTAAATAGTTGGGTTTAGTTTTAGTCCGTTGGTAAATGCACAAATCATTCCGTCCCAAATTGGCTTTTCGCCTTCATTGAATCCGGCAATAACTGTACGTACAGGAAAATTAATACGCTTCATTGGGTTACGTAATATTTCCAAGTCTTTGCCGTGCGTTCCCGAACCTGACCAAAATAAACGAACAAGGTCTGAATCTTTTTTAAAATCCTTAAACTGTTCTTCGCCGTAAGGAATAGCATTTGGCACAATTTCAATATTGGTATTGTATGGCTTTACTTCTTCAGCTAATCGTTCGTGCGTAACTGTGCAAAGGTCGGCAATACGAATCCAATCTATAATTTGCTGACTAACATTATTTAAAACATATCGTTCGTGTAAAATGTGCGAAGGGTCTAAATACCAATAGTCGTCATTGTCAACAATTAATTTAAAACCGTACTTTGTACGCCAAGCGTCCATTTGTTCAGGTGTTATATTAGCCAACATTCTATTCATAACGACAATATCGTAATTGCCTTCAAATGTTTCTTCGCTTAATGTATCGGTCATTAAACAATAATCTTTTTGCATATTGACTATTGGCATTATGATTCTATGGTAAGCGACCCCGCTTGTTTTACTTGTTATTGCTAAAATCCGCATAAATTTTTTTTTCTGTATGGTAAATTGGTTGGTATTTTTCCCAAACTGCCTGTGCGCGTTGTAAACTTTCGTCCTTCATTTGTCGGTATTCTGTACCATTTCCAACGTCGTGTCCAATATGTTCAGAACGTAAATCAGGTATGTAATAGTTTGTAAATCCTGCAATTATTGCGCGTTCGGCATAATCGCGGTCTTGCATTCCATACGGGTCGTATTCTGTATTGTAACCACCAATAGTGTCAATCAATTCCCTTGTTATAAAATTATCGCCAAATGGCACGTGTGTTTTATGAATTCCGTCAACCAATGGTGGCAAATCTTCAACACAATGTATGCCAATAATGCCCGTTTTTGATACACGTTCTGCAAACATAACCCAATTTGACAACCAATTATCAGGTAAAAGAATGTCATTTGCTAATAAACATACCCCGTCGTATGCGCGTGTCATATTTAAACCGGCGTTAACACCTGCGGAAATACCGCGTTTCTTTGTTGAAACATTGCAATTTGTCCAATTGTAAATGTCATACGGCACTTCGTCGCTGCCATTGTCAACCAAAAAACAATCCGCATTGTGTCCCGCATTTTTAAAATTTTGGTCAACAACGCGTTTTGCTAAATGGTTTCTGTTTAGGTTTAGTAAAATTACGGCTATATTCATTTTCTAATATTTGAATCAAGTTTGGTCATAGGTTTTGCTTTCAGGTTTATCAATAATTAAACTAAATCCGTTTTGTTTCATTATTTCGTTTATTTTATTCCAACCTATTGTTAGTTTATGTGTACCCTCGTAACCAACCCAATTATTCCCGTCGTTTGTCAACGGGGATTCAAAATGTATATATTTAACCCCTTTGCAATATTTAGCTAACTGTTCAAAATGGTCGTTACTTAAATGTTCAATAAAATGTGTTGCTATGATAATATCGGCTTTTATTGTTCTTTTATCTTTAAACCAATCAAATTTTGTAGGCTTAATGTAATTAACTTCTTTGCATTTAGTTGAACGAATTGCAGCTTCGCAAATTTCTATTCCATACCAATCTAATATGTTAAAGTCTTGCATAGCTTGTTTAGCTAAATCGCCCTTCCAAGTTCCAAATTCTAAAACTATTGGTTTATTACAAAGCAATAATGCTTCCTTAACGTTATCATAGTTATAATGATTTTGTTCAGGATAACGTGCTTCTAATTCATTATGATAAACTATTTGTTCATCAATTGTCATTGTATCGTAGCGTTCGCGCCATTTATCAAATTCATTCATTGTTTTTTATTTTTTATTTGATGAAAGATATTTTGCAGGTACACCGGCATATTTCATTTCGGGTTCTGATTCACCTTTGAAAAAAGCGCTTGCGCCAATCATACAACCCCTTTTTATTATACTGAATTGATGCAATACTGCGTTCAATCCAATGTTTGAACCTTCACCTATAATTGAATGACCCCCAATCTTTGCGCCGCAGCTTATTGTTACATTATTCATTATTCGGCAATCGTGACCGATATGCGCGTGTTTCATAATAAAACAACCGTCTTCAATAATAGTTGGCAGTTCAGTTCCGGCGTCAATTGTAACCAATCCGGTAACAATGTTATTGTTTCCAATAATTACTTTGCCTTTTTCTTGACCCCAATATTTTTTATGTTCTGCGGGGTCGCCAATAATACAAAAAGCGCCAATGTAGTTGTTGTCGCCTAAAATAACGTTGTCGCCAATTATGGCGGTTGGGTGTATAAAATTAGCCATTTGCTTTTGGTTTACGTCCGCGTTTCTTTATTTCTTTTTCAATTGCATTTACAACTGTTTCAAATTGTTCACGTATTGGTTTAGGTTCAACTTGTTTAGGTTGTGCCACATACCAATTGTATAAACGCATAATCATATCAAACTTACAAGCGCCGCACCAAACAGACAATAAAAAATTAGGGTCTAAATATAAACGGTAAATGTGTTCGTACATTTGAAGTTCGGGTAAATCCAAATTTCGGATATATCCATTTTGCGCGCTTTCGTAATTGTTAATATTAGCGTCTAAAAAGTCGCGGTGTTCTTGTTTTATTTCCATAAATTCCATATTAATTTTGAAACAACAGGTGCTAAAAATCCGGCAATAAATATGCACGAAGTAATATTTTGTATTAATTCAGGTGCGAAATAGTGTATTGGTGCAAGCCACGCAGCCAAGCAACTTCCGCAATTAAATGGCTTGAAATTCGCTTTCCATTTAAAGGGAAGGTTATGTATATCGTTAATAAATAGTGATGCACAGACTGCGGTTAAAATTGATAAAATCATTTGCGTATGTTTTGTTTCATTTGTTTTTTGGTTTTATTTATAGTTCTAACAATTGACATATATGGAATGCCTGTTTTTCTGCTTAGTTCTTTTGCATTCTTTTTAAAATCAATTGCATATAGTTTTAATATTTCCTTATTGTACCAATGTAAACCTTCCAAATTCTTTTCCAATTTATCAATCAAATCCGTTGGTTCGTCATTTATACGTTTAATTTCCCTGTTCAAATCAGACGCAACAAATTCAATATGGTTGCGGTAATTTTTATAAAATGTACTTCTGTCGCTTTTAATCATATTTAACATTGTTCGCACAATATAAAATCTTAATTCGTTTCGTTCATACAATCCAATTAACTTCTGTTCGTCCATTTCACAAAGAACTAAAAAAACTTCTGCCTTCAGGTCATACCGCAATTCTTCAGGTTGCATTTTGCCAAATGCTTCGTTGACTTCTTTTAAGTCCCAAAATTCAGCTAAAATTTTATTTTTGACCATTCAATTAAAGCAGGTTTGTTTTCTACTTCAGTACAAATATAGACAATCCCACCACATTCAAAAATATCTTTTAATCGTTCCCTTTGTTCTTTGCTTAGTTTGTCGCCAATCTTTTTAACTTCAACCGCTACATATACACCTTTTTCAGTATAACCTTGTATGTCCGCCCAACCTTTTTGAACTGTACCTTTTCGTTTTCCAAATGGTATATTGTTAACCCTATTTAAACGCCAACCAATTAATTCAAGGTTTGTCTTCGCCCATTTTGTAAGGTCGTTTGCGGATATGTCCATTTAAAATGCTTTTATTGTACCTTCTTTAATTTTGTTTTTATATATTTCGGTTTTTTCTTTACTGCATATTCTGCAATAACCATAATACCCGTCAGCGTTACGTCTGTCCTTCCTATATTTGTCCCAATCCAAGTTCTTTTTGCACCTGTTGCACTTTTTCATAAAATTGTTTTGTAAATAATAACCTATTTTCTTTTGTTTTGACTTCAGGATAATTGGCATAAAAGTCAATAAAATTGTCTGTATAACAATATTTCAAAGTTCCGTAGTGCGTATATTTAATTTGATAAATTTTCAAAATATTTGACTAATGCTAATTTTTTACATTGTGATTCAATAAAGTCTTCGTTTTTAACCCTTTTGGTAAACTCTTTGGCTTCCAATGGATTCAACCGGTTAAGTCTGTATAAATTGTCTTCACGTACAACCTTAATCGTTTCCAATATCTGTTCGGGTGTAAATTTTAATTTACCCTGTCTTAAAAGGATTGAAAATACTTTGTCAGCATTAAAAACACGGTTAAAGTCTTGACGCTTACCTGTCAGCCAATCGTTTTTTGTAAATTCAACAATTTCTTCGTCTGTTAATTGTTTCACAGGTGTTTCGGGTGGCGGCGGTAAATTCTTGCGTATTTCGTTTGCTTTGGCTTTGTAGGCGTTCATTATTTGGGATATATACTTTGGTGAAAACTTTTCGTAGTGGTCTGTATTGCACTCAAAACGACCTTGAACTGCCATTTTAAAAGCTATTCGCATTTCCTGAACCGTAAAATATGGATATGTTGTACGAATATAATCTTCAATAACTTCCAATTCCATTTTGTCCGGTAAACGGGTTAAACCTATTAATGTAAAAATATAGGCTAAATTTTCCCTTATAATAACAGGTGAAGCCAAGTTTAATTTGTCGCCTTTAAAAGCTTCAACAATTGGCAGGTCTTCGTTAGCTATTAACCCAATTTTGTAAGTCTTGCATTCTTTTGCGACTTGAAGCGGTTGGGTCAGTATTTTTTGTATTTCCATACTTTAATTTGTTTTGAAGCCAAGTATTAACCCGGCGTTTTACGTCAAAAAATTTTTCTGCTTGGTAACGCAATTTACCACTTTTTGAAGATTCGCACCAATAATCAATAAATTCTTGGTATGATTCCCCCAATAAACCCTTAAAAGGTTCAATTTTATCTAAAAACAAAGTTTTATTATCAATTTGTTCTTTTTCTTGTTCTTCTTCTTCTTCTTCTTCTTCTTCTTCTTGCGTATGTGTATCCATACTGTATGCATACTGTATCAATACTGTATCTTTTACCTTCAGAAGTTCTTTGTTTATGCAGGATTTTACCTTTGGCGAAGTTGAATCATTGTATTTCGCCCAATTTTTCATTGCAATTTCTTTTGTAGCCAAAGAATACTTAATTTTTCCGCATTTTGTAAAGAATTCAATCAGCTTTTTAATTGTGTCTTCATTGTACCCGGTATCATAACACATTTGTTTTATTGTAATTTCATAAATGCCGCATTGCGTTGTCCGGTCATTTGTCATTAAATACAAATAAAAAAACTTCTGTTCAGGTGTTAGACTTTCAATGAATTCGTCCTTCCAAAAGCTGACGTGTATTTTTCTAAATATTGCCATATTAAAAAAAGGGTCGCAGGCAAACAGGCAATGCAACTACCTGTAAAACCCTTGACCCAATATATTTGATACTGCGTTGTTGCATAACGCATTTACTTATTTCCTTACAAAGTTATTAAAACTTTCAATATCTTCTTCAATTTGGTCAATTTTTTCTTTGTACCAATCTTCTGTGTCAATTAAATCTGAAGCAGTTTGAATATTGTAAATAACTGTTGTATGGTCACCGACCCCAATTAAAGGTGCAATTTCATTTAAAGACAATTGTGTATATTTCCTTAAAATATATGCACTTGCTTTACGCGCAAAGATTGTACCCTGTTTCCTATTCTTAGCCAAAACGTCTGCTTCAAATACGTCCTGTACTAATTCAATCAATCTGTGCGGTTTAATGTCTGTTGCGCCTTTACTAACTGCAAAATCTTCTGTTATAACTTTCGCACTTACTAACGTTTTATGAATCATTTTTAAGCTTGATAAACTGTTTTTATAACATTGCACCAATTCGTTTTTTAGTTCTTCATTCATAATTAAAATAAATCGTCTTCTGACAATGGTTTAAAATCCGGTTTTGATTGTGGTTTTGTATCTGTTGGTGCAATATAATTGTCTTCATATATTTTGAAGTCAGGTTGCGCAGGTTTGTCTTTATAACCATTTACCCACATATTATAACGTTGACCGTTTATTGTGAAATTAATTACTTCACCCTTTGGTGTTGTACGTTTCCAAGCACCGATTGATTCTTTTTTTACTTCTGACATTTTATATTTGGTTTGTGGAATCTTCTGATTCCTGTTTAAAAAATACGGCTTTAAATTCACATTCTTTTTCCCACTTTTTTAAGAATGCTTTTATTTCTGTATAAGCTTCAGGTGCATACCAACAATAATGGTACACTTCAGCTAATAACATTTGTCGTTCCATTGGAAGCAAATTTTGCAATCCAATTTCTAAATCTTGATAGGTTTCTTGTTTCATTTTTATAGGTTTATTTTAGCTTTTTCCCAACTGAGAATTGAACGAATGGCGTCTATTTGGTGAACTGAAGAAGCGTTTATTCTGTCAAATGCGTTCTTTATTCTTGACCATTCGCGCGCCTTGCTTTTTATCCACATATTGACAGTTGACGTTGCAAGTTTGCCGTCCATTATTTCACCGATTTTGTCGCCAATTTCCCCGTCAATTACGCATTCAATTTTATATTCTGCGGCGGTTCTGTATTCCCCTGATTGTGTCATTGCAATATTTAAAGTATCTAAACGTTTAATTAATGAATCGTGATAATCAGGAGTGTCATTTTTAGGCAATGGCTTCTGTAAAAAGTCCAACATTCGTTCCGCTTTGCTCGTTAATTCTTCAATGGTATATTCGCGCATTATTTTCTTTTTGTTGTTTTCTTAATGTCTGTTTGATTATAATTCATACCCATTGCAATACGGTCTTTGTCCTGTATTTGGTTTGATTGCAGGTTTAATAAAGCTTTGTCGTATGATTCATTTGTTGTTATTGCTTCAATACGTACTGCCAACTTTTCTTTTGCCTGTTCTTCGTATGTCGTGGATTCCAACAAGGTTAACAAATATAAACGTCTGTCATTCCCGACTTCGTCTTTGTGTTCGTTTGTTGCGTCTGCGTCTTTGGTATCGTCAATTGCAAACAGTCCGTTTAGGGCATATTTGCGGGCATACGAAGAAGCTGACCCTGTTATTTGTGCGGCGTCCATTCCTTTTTTTACTTCTTCTTCACGCGCCCAACCGTGCGACCTAAATTGAAAGTCAACGTGTTGTTCATCAAATATCATTGCCGTCGCTTTTACATATACGCGGTCAGCAACCTGCACAATTTCGTCGCTAATAAGTAGCGCGCAACCGTGTTTGTGAAGTATTGGTTTTACCGCTTCAATAATATCTTCGGCGCTGCGGTAACGATAATTGCCGAATTTGTTTAATTGTCCTTTGGGCGCTTTTAATTCCGCCTGAATTTTTACTAATTTCATAGGTTTGTTTTAGGTTTATAAATTTAATACATATCTCCGTATTCTTCAAATTTTTCTGTCCATTCTGACATTGAAATAAAAGGTATTGCCGGGAATGGATTTTTTGGCTGAACTAATAAATGCGGGAAATACTTTGCTTTAAATTCCTTTAAATCTTGACGTGCATTTTTTACCATTTCCAACCTTTTACGTGCATTTGATGCGGTGCTAATATCAAAAAGCCATTCGCAGTAACTAACATTGTTACGAAGTTTGTCCAATTCGTGTAAATGATTCATTATAAATTTATTTGATGTTTAATAAATACGTTTTCAATTTCTTCTAATGCTTCGTGTGCAAGGCTTTCAATACGTTCAATGTCATTTTCTTTGACATACTTTAAAATTAAACTTAAAGTTCCACGACTGAATCCCAAAGTACCTGCATAATCTGCGGCGCGGTTTGTGTTTCTTAAATACAATTCGCCAATTGTTTCGTTTGTTATAGTCATAAAAATTGTGCGTTACAGACGCACCCCTGATTTTTTTTAGTTTAAAAATAGATAAATTTGATATTTGTAGCCAATTGCTATTTTATCAAATTCTAATTTGGCTAACCTTTCAGCTTCATCTTGTGAAATTTTAAATTGGTTCATTAAGAATAAAAGCTTTTCAAGAAATGGTTGTTGATTCCAAATTTTTTTAGTTTCTTTGAAACCTGTTGTTGTCTTTTTCATTTGTGTTGGTTTTAATGAATGAATAAATAAAGAACTATTATACAACAAATATACAGGTTATACACATACCAACCAAATAAAAGGTGACGAACGGTCAAATAAAATGATGAACGGTAATTGCTAAATAATTTAGTTACTAAAAATTTTAGTCTTCTTCGCCTAAATCAAATATTTCGGCGTGCATTTCGCCAATAACTTCGGCAATAATGTCTAATGATTGTCTTCTAATACGACGTATTTTGTTTGCTTCTATTCTTGAAAGTAACGTCAAATCAATGTCTTCAACTGTGCTATAAGCATAATACGCGCAGCTAATTAAATCGCCACGCGTAGTTGTTTCCGCTTCTTCCCATTCAATGGCTTCTTCAGAAACTTCAGGTTCAATGTGTGGTTTTTGTTCTTCCATTATAAACCTTTTAAAAGTATTTCGTCCGGACGTTCTATTTCACTAAAATTCAGTCTATTTCCCCCGCGAATCTTTGCCAAATTTCTTTTCAAGTCGCTTTCAATATCGTACAATTCCTGAAGTCTTTTAATAAAATATTCTTCTTGTTGCTGAAGCGTCCATTTATTAAAACCTTTTGGCATTTTCATTTTTTTTAATATTTATAAGTTTTTTTAAGTAAATACTTAAATCCAAAGCTTCTTCATAGGCATTCTGCAACCAATCCAATTCGGTCAAATCCGACCTATCCATTGTTTTTCCGTATTCTTTTATTCCTTTGTCTTCACGCGCCAACAAATCGTCAATAATAGTATATAGAATTTTGCTCATTTATTTGTCGGTTTTAGAATGAAATTTATTACAAGTTTTGCACTTGTATTGAATTCGGGTCAATCCTGTTGCGGTCACGACTTTATTATTTTTAATCAAATCGTCTGACCCACATTCGGGACACGTTCCCCTGTCTTCGCCAAATATAACGCCATAATGCGTTTTTGGTTCAATATGATTGTTTAACAATTTAAAAACTTTTTCAAGCAAAACAACGTCTTTTTTGCAATATTTTATCATTGCTTCCATTGCAACTTTGTCTTTGCGCAAAAGTATATCCTTCCAAAGACTGTATTCTGTTTTTATTTTCTGACCTAAACCTAAAAAATCAGCTATGTAATTCAACCTATTAGAATTAAATCTAAACTTTTGACGGGCAACTTTTAACGTATCAATGGTTGTATATTTAGGAAACATTGATATACCGTGAAACAAACACCTTGTTCGTATCCAAGCCAAGTCAAATTTGTCCCCATTGTGACCGACCATTTCGTTAGCAATATTTGTAACCTCAATAAACTGTTCAAGCATACGTTTGTCATTCTGCTTTGCGTCCCAATTAAGCGAATAAACTTCTTTTTCATCTTCCCATTTATAACAGATACAAATAATTGCACGTTCTTGAATTATGTTTGAATAATCTATATTTTTTTTATACCCTGCTTCCCAAAACAAACCAATGTTCGGTGAAGTTTCAATGTCAAAAAATAGTCTGCGGCGTTTTGTTTTTAGGTTTGTGTTTGTCATTAATAGGTTTTGTAGTGTGTTTTTCCGCTTTCTTTATATGCTTTTAAAACTTGCTTTCTTTGTTTCCCTGTGCTTTCATAGGAAACGTGAACCCAATCGGGGTTGCTATCGTTCCCAAATTCCCAAATCATTTGGTCAAATTCCAAATTGTCTTTAATATAATTAAAAATCATTTTATTTGTCACATTATTTGGTGAGCCGTCCATATCAATATCAATTGCTTCACCGCTGCAATGCTGACTTGTTGCTGCACCGCCAATACATTTATTCAATTCTAAACTTCTGTACCCGCTTGAAATATGAATTGGACAACGAAAATGATTGCGTATTGGTTCAAATACCTTTTCAGCCAATAGTTTAAAATTGGCAATATGTGCTTCAGTTGGCATATTTGAAATACCATTGCGTTTTGCGCTTTCGCTTCTAATAACTTCTGACAAATCTAAATGTTCACTTAACTTCATAAAATACAATTAAATAAATAAAATAATGTTGTTATATATAAAATGCCAATTGAAATTAGCACCCTTTTTTCATAATTAGTCATTTTTCTTAAATATTTTTTCTGCCGTTGTCAATCCTAAACAACCAAATGCTAAACTTGCAACTGCGTAAACCAATGCCTCGCTTGGTGCTTTTGATAACTCGCTAAAGCTATTATGATACATAGTAACGCATAACGCAACTACGCACATAAGACCGCAAAGACGTTTCATACTAAACCGACCATTGTCTTCTGTAAAAAATTGTTTCATTATTTTAGACTTTGAAATTGTAAAACTATTATTGCTATTAAAATTATTTTTTGTGCGAAGTCGTACTTTTTGTCTTTTTGGACTTCGGTTTCTCTTGCGTAATAAGTGTTTCTATTTGCTTCATATTTCCATTTCCAATCATAGAACGAATCTTTGACCAAAGATATTGTATTGAATAAGCTATCATATTGCGCGCGTTTTATTTTTAAACTATCCTTTGTTAAACCTAAATCCTGACCAAACTTATTAAAAGTTTTATTAATTTGTTCGCCCTGTTTTAATGTCATTATAACAACCGTGTCTTCACCAATCTTTTTAGTAATTGGATATTGGCAATAACATAAATTTGCCACCGGTATCAATAGCAACAGAATCCAACTTGCTTTTAACTTCATTTAATTCAGTTTTTAAATCTTTAATTTCGCCCTTCATTGAAACAATTGTTGCAACTGCTTTTGTAACTAATTCAGCTTCCTTTTTACTTGCTGCCTTTTGAACCTGTACTGACTTGTTATTTGTTTCAGTCACTTTTGACATAAGTTGTTGAAACTCACGTTCTTGTTCAGCTTCTTCGCTTGTTTTTTGCGCTGAAACTGTGCAGCCAAATAAGAATATAATAAATAAATATTTCATTATTTAATTTTTTGAATCTTACCCAATTGTTCTAAGGTTGAAAGTTTAGTTGTTGCTGAAGCCAAAGAAGAATCGCAACGGCGCAAGGCGTCGCTGACAATGTCAACACGATTTTCTAATTTTTCAATCTTGCGACCCTGTCCTTCAATTTGATTGTTAAAAGTTCCACGAATGTCAATATATAAAACAGAAATTCCAATAATTACCAAAAACATAGTGCCAACCACAGGGTTTTTACTAAAATCTTTGAAGCTTATTGGAAGGGGGTTTGCTGAAACGTCTAATTTTTTGCTTGTTGCCATTCTATTACATATTATAATTTTAAATAGAATCCAACGCCATATTTCACAGATTCACCTGTTTTTAAATTTAAGCCAATTAAAGCCTTGTTTTTGACCTTATATATTAAACCAACACCCAAGTTGTCCAAACTTTTATCCTGTCTTAAATCAGCTAATACGCCTAAATAAAGTGCATTTTTAACCTTTGGTGTAATTGTGCGCGTTTCAATTATAGTCTTTTCGCTTAATTTGGCGCTAAATCCACGCCCTAAAATACGATTTTGGCTTATTGTATCCTGAATATATACGACATTGTTCGTATCAATTTGAATCGTATCTGAATACGCATATTTGCGGCTATAATCGGATAAAATGCGAATTGTGTCGTGTACAGGAATCTGTACGGAATCCGTTAAAATGGTATATGAATGTATATCATTTCCTTTTTTATACTTTGTAAAAGTTTTCTGTTGGTAAACTGTGTCACGTACAATGGTTACAGAACCGCCATTGTATGAAGAATCTGAAAATAAAAATAAAGCAACCACAACCAATAAAATTGCAATTACAATATTTTTAATCATTTTTAACCTTTTTAGTTGCGTTGTAATAATAACGAATTGCCATTATACCCGAAATTATAGCAATCAAACCGGCAAATAATGTGACAACCGGTTGAATTGTTGAAATACTTACAATAGCGCTTAAAACGCTTATTCCTGTGCCTATGTCGGCTTGATTGCTATGCGGTGTCATTATTTTTTTTCTTCTTCTTTTGGTGCTTGTTCGTCTTGAATTTGCTTAAACCATTGTAATAAAGGCACTCCGTATTTTGTTGGAAGTTCTTGACAAAATTGGTTTAGTTCTGTTAATTGTTGTTCGTTTAACGTAATCATATTATATTGTTTTAGGTTCTAAAATTACTTCTTTTTCTTCAATTACTTCAGGTAATAATTCTAAATTTAGTTTAGAAGCTGCCCAATCCCACGCGTATTGGTCATTTTGCCAATCTTGATATTCTTTGCCGTCCATTGATAAATTACCTGCTGATAATTGTTCATTATTTTCAGAAAATAAACCATAATAAAAATTTGCAGAATTTTCTAATTCTACATTAATTGCTCTTAATTGAAATTGTGTTGCTTGAATTGATTGACCATTAACCCAACTTTGTACTGATTTTATTTTTTTCATTTTATTTATTTATTAATGATTTTAATTCTTCTATTTGTGCTTGTTGTTCTTGTATTGCTTTTACTAAGTACAAGTTTAAATTAGATAAGTTAGTATCGTAATACTCTACATCTTCTTTTTTAATTGTACCAACCATTTCAGGGAATACCTCCATTAATTCTTGTGCTATAAATCCTGAAATTCTTCTTGCTCTTGTATCTTCATCAAAACCTGATAACTCATTATAGTTATATGTTATTGGTCTAATTGCACAAATTTTATCTAATATATTAGTAGCATCTAAATCAGTTACATTTTCTTTTAATCTTGAATCCGAATAATTAGTCCAAGCAGTATATCCATTAGCACCTGGCTGACCATTACAATTTAATTTATATCCATTATCAGTAGTTGTTCCTATTAAAAAATTACCTGCGTTTGACACTGTAAATCTATAAGCAGCATTCGTTATATCATATAAAGTAAAACCAAAAGCAGAAGGTGTATTTCCATTATATAAATAGAATTCATTAGCAAAACCGGTAGAACTAAAACTAATTGCATTTTGACCCGTTCCACCACCTGCACCACTTACATTTAATTTAGTTGACGTTACACTACTTGAGAATGTAGCTGCTCCTGTTGAGGCTATGGCAAATCTCTTTGTATATGATGCACCTGTATAAACTTCAAAATCGTTGTTAGTTTGAACTACGCCATTATTACTAACTAATCCTATATAAGTATTATTACTTGCATTTGAATATGTAGTATAAATATTATTTGTCGAAGTATTTACTAAATTAATAGCAGATGCAGCTAAAGTTAAATTAATATTCAATGCTCCTGTAAATGTTTTTGCGCCTCCTATTGATTGTGTTGTAGTTAAGTCAACAAAATTTTGAGTAGCTGAACCTGTACCACCATTTGCAATAGGAACAATACCTGTTAAAGTAGTAAAAGATAAATTTGGTATTGTAACTAAACCTGTTGAACGTGTAATTGTCAAAGGTGTATCAATTAAAGCACCTGCGTCTGAATATCTTCTTATAAAAAAGTTTGCACCTGCATTTGAACCTGATTCTGTCCCTGAAACTTCTAAATTTATTCTTGTACTATTATCTGAACGAAAACTAATACTTTTTGCAACAGAAACGTCAGCGTCTAAATTTGCAATTAAAGCAGTTGCGCCGCCGTCAATATGTAGCTTTGTTAATGGGTTTGCAATACCAATTCCAAATTCCCCTGTTTGTAAAACTGAAATTAATTCAGCACTATTTGCTTCGCTAAATATTCTAAATCTATGGTCTGACTGAACATTGCCAACTGACCACTTATTAGTTCCCGCACTTGAAAAACCTAAATAAGCATTGTTTGTTGAAGTTCCGTTTATGCGTCCAATAATTCCTGAACCGAAAACGTCCAATGCAGTTGTTGGCGCATTTGTACCTAAACCTAATCTGTTATTAGTATCGTCCCAAAAGAAGTTTGCGTTGTCTTGTAATAAAGCACCTGAAGCACCTATAAATCCAACTGAACCCGTTGTTAATGCAGTCGTAATTGTTAAGGTCGCAACTGAACCGACTAAATTAATAGTTCCGTCAAATCCATTGGCGTCATTAAACACCAAAGAAGATACAATGTTTGGTGACAATTCAACGTATGCGCTTGTACCTGTATTCCAACGATACAAAATGTTTGTATCTAAGGCAATGTAAATAGTGTCAGCAACACCAACCAAAGGGAATGCCGCAAGGTTTGCGTATTCTTCAACTGTACCTGTAAACAAAGACGCCATTTGTGAAAGCGTAATTTTTTTACTTATTCCGGTTGTTGGGTCGCCTATAATTGTTAAATCTGATAAATCAGGCGCAAGTTCTGTCGCTAATTGATTAATTTTTTTGGATTCCATTAAAAAGTATAATTTGAAGGCACTTCGCACCTGTTGTTAATAAATGGTACTGTCAACGTAATATCTAATTTTACACCTGCTAAATAATCAGGGTCGCTTTCTGTGTAAAAAGTAATTGGTAAATTTTGGTTCAATGTCCAAGTCACAATTTGGTAATCTTCAGGGTAACGTAATTGTGCAACTATGTCACCGGCAACCTGTGTCATATCCGATAAAACTTCAGTTTCGTTTGTTTCTTCATTTAACATTCTGTCCATAAAATAAAGACTAAATGAAAAACCAATTTCTTTTGCGCCATAACTTGCACCTGTCAATGTAAAAAACATTGCAGGATAGGTTACTTCGCCATTGCTCAAACGTTCCCAAACGTCCCCAAAATAAACAAAATCAATTTGTTCGTGTTGGTTTCCTATCGTTGTCAGTTCTTTGACTATTTGGTTTAATGTCATTCTTTTTTGCTTTTTCCAAATAAACTTTAAGCTTATTTTGGTTTTTAATAGTTACTTGTTTACTCATATATTAACAACAACCAATGTTTCCCTGATAACGTTCTTCAAAGCTTTTTCTGCTATCCCCGTCCCCGCAACAACCATTATCCCCCAACCACATTGAAACAGAATATCCTTCGTTGTCAGGTTTGATTGAATCAATGCCTGAACCAAAGTTTAAATAATTTGGGTACAAAGCATTGTTTTGTTTTAGGTATTTTATAAGTCTTTGTTTATAGAATTCAGCGCGTGCGCGGTATCTATTTGCAACGTCAATCATATCCTGCATTGACGGACTTTCTTGATTTTCACCTGTTTTTCTTATTAAACCCTTATTGTAAAACTGATATGATAAACCTTGCGGAAGTTCTGACATAACAAAATATATCAAACAGTCAACAAGGTAATCGTCTAATAAAGTTGTTTGTAATTGCGTAAATGTATTTGCAACAACCGCAGCTTGCAATTCATTGTACAATGCTGAACCCAAAGCGGGTAAAATATACATATCCTGCGCGGTCTTAATTTCAGGCAAAACCAATTTTTCGTCCACGTTAGCGTGTAACCCGGTTCTGTCCTTAATTGTCTGTACTGATATAAATAATGTGTTTTTGCTCATTCTATTTTCTTGTTACTATGTTTGAAACCCATTGGTGGCGACAACTTGCTTCGTGTTCGTTCGTTCCCGGTACTGTGTACCAACCGCCCTTCCTATCCCAAACGGAATATCCTAAACGTGTGCTTATTGATTCAATTTCTGAACGTGAATACATTTTATTTGCATCTAATAAAGCAACACAAAACGGGCGGCTTGTTTTTTTGTCGCTATTTGAAAAACCTGTTTTCCATTCGTAAGAATAACGAATTAACAATTCCTTTGTTTGTGGCTGAATCTTTGTTAAAATATTGCCAATTGGTTCTGTTAAAGTATGTTCAATTATTGTATTTCCGTCAATACCTTCGCCAATTGTATATTCATTTGAAGTAATATATCCTTTGTCAATTAAATCCTTTATAACCAATGAAATTGTATCGGGGTTTTGGTCAAGTGTTGTAGCCAATACGTCCGGCGTTACTCTTTTGTCCTTTGATATTAAATCAAGTACGTTTGCCTGTAATTGGCTTACGTCTGCAAACATTTGATATTCAGAATCGTCGTTAAAGCGTGTTTTTTGCTTCCAAACATTGAATCCGTCCTTTGTTTCGCCGAAGTCATAAAAGGCGCTGAAATCGTCTGCAAATTGTGCTTGTTGTGCCACAGGTGCAACGGTCTGATATTTGGTAATATCAATGCCCGCTTTTTCCAATAGCCATTCCTTCGGTGCAATTTCCTTTAATAAGTTTTC